AATCAACCAAACTATTATTAGTAGTAGTGTAAATAACCCCGCTCCATCTAATAATTATGTTCAATTCAATAGTGCTAGTGCTTTTGGTGCAAGTGCTGATTTTCAATTTATTTACACTTCAAGTAGTTTACAACAAGGTAATGTAGCAACAGCATTGGGCACATATTCACATGCTGAAGGAAAAGGCACTATATCATCTGGTTTCGGTTCTCATGCTGAAGGGCAAGAAACTCTATCTATTGGTATGGGCTCTCATGCTGAAGGTTACCAAACATCAGCTTCAGGTCAATTTTCACATGCTGAAGGAAGTGGAACAAAAGCCACAGCTGATCATGCTCATACTGAAGGATTTAGAACAATAGCATCTGCTACTGGATCCCATGCTGAAGGAACAACTACTCAAGCTACAGCAAACTATGCCCACTCTGAAGGTGGAGGTTCAATCGCTTCAGGAATTTATTCTCATGCTGAAGGATTTACTACTTTTGCAATAGGTACTGGAGCTCATTCTGAAGGACAAAATACTGTTGCTTTAGGAGGTTATTCTCATGCCGAAGGTTTATATACTATAGCTTCTGGATCCTATCAACATGTACAAGGTCAATATAACACTAGAGGAGATTCAACTTCATTAATGATTGTAGGAAACGGTACCGCAGATGGTGCTCGTAAAGATGCATTTAAAGTAAGAATGTCAGGCTCTATTATTTTGCCTACTACACAATCAGCTGCTCCATCTTGGACTGGTACTGATGGAGAAATAGTTCCTGCAACAGTAGGAGGTGTTCATAGACTCTATATGTGGATGGCTGGTGCTTGGAGATCAAGCTCCTTTTCTTAATTAAACGACTTTTAATACATTTGTATATATTTATCAATAAAACTTAATAAATTTTAAATTATGTCAATCGTTTCAGAAAAAAAGTTCTTAACAGAAGAAGAAAAAAACACATTGAAAGAAATTCAAACAAACACTCAAGCACTTATTGTTGAGTTGGGTGAAGTTGAATTAATCAAAATCCAATTAGAAGAGCGTTACACTAACGCTAAAAAATTCTTAGCTGAACTAGGCGAAAAAGAAAAAGAATTTACTCAATCGGTATTCGACAAATATGGTAAATCCAGTATCAACCCTGAGACTGGTGAAATTACTCCAGTAGAGTAATTTAGATCATAATACACCATATTTATAATAAATAAATTATTACAATGCCAGAAACAATTGTATCACCAGGTGTATTAGCGATAGAGAACGACCAATCATTTGTAATTCAACAACCAGCACAGGCCGGAGCTGCTATTGTAGGTCCAACTGTAAAAGGTAAAGTAGGAATCCCTACTTTAGTAACTTCATATAGTGATTATTTAAATAAGTTTGGTGCTACTTTCTTTAGTGGAAGTAACACCTACACTTATTTTACATCAATTGCTGCTTATAGTTACTTTAATAATGGTGGTACATCACTTTTAGTAACACGTGTTGTAACAGGATCATTTACCCCTGCAACTTCATCATTCATTTCATCTTCAGCACATAGTGCTGGTGCTCCTTATAATACTGCTCCTTTTATCTTGGAAACAATTTCTAAAGGAGAAATTATGAATAGTACAGGCCCAACAGGTAATTACAATACATTATTAAGTGGCTCAGCAGATAATTTTAGATGGCAAATTACTAATGCTAACTCTAGCTCAGGTACATTTACATTGTTACTTCGTCAAGGTAATGACACTATTATTTTCCCATCAGTTATAGAAACTTGGGGTCCATTATCGCTTGATCCATATTCACCAAATTATATTGAAAAAGTAATTGGTAACCAAGTTGAAAACGTTGAAGAAGATAATGGTGAATATTATATTCAATTATCTGGAAGTTATCCAAATAACTCATCATATGTTCGAGTAAAACAAGTTAATCAACCTACTCCAAATTATTTTGATAATGTTGGGGTTGCTAAACCTGAATATACAGGCTCAATCCCAATTAATTCAAGTGGATCTTTTGGCAGTGCTATTGGAAAATTATTCTATGGTGGTGATAACAAATACTACGAACAAATCATTTCAGGAGACAATATTCAAGGAATTCCTGCAAGTGCATATACTGAATCTATAGCTTTATTAGCAAATAAAGACGCATTTAATTACAATCTTTTAGTTGCACCTGGATTAATGTCGGATATAGCTGGAGGTGCTCCTGGGGTTATTACTTCAATGATTACTACCGCTCAAAATAGAGGCGATATGATGGTAGTTTTTGATTCTTCAAAATACAACTCCCAAATTACTTCAGTACTATCAAATACTGCAGGATATGATACTTCGTATGCTGCTACTTATTGGCCTTGGGTTAAAACAGTAGACCCAAATACAGCAAATCAAGTATGGGTACCTGCATCAACTTTAATTCCTGGAGTATATGCCTTTAATGACAATGCTGCTGCTCCTTGGTTTGCACCTGCGGGTGTAAATAGAGGTGTATTAACAACATCTATTCAAGCTGAACGTGTATTAACCCAAGGAAATAGAGATACATTATATCAAGCAAACATCAATCCAATTGCTACTTTCCCTAATACCGGTGTAGTAGTATTTGGACAAAAGACATTACAGAAAAAAGCTAGTTCTTTAGATCGTATTAATGTACGTCGTCTATTGATTGAACTTAAAAATTATATTACTCAAGTAGCAGATACTTTTGTATTTGAACAAAATGATGCAGTAACACGTAATAATTTTTTATCTATTATTAACCCATATTTAGCTTCAGTTCAACAACAACAAGGTTTAACTTCATTTAGAGTTATAATCGATGAGTCAAACAACCCACCTTCAGTTGTAGATAATAATCAAATGGTAGGTCAAATTTATTTACAACCTACTAGAACAGCTGAATTTATTATACTTGACTTTAATATACTTCCTACTGGTGCAACGTTTCCTGCTTAGTAATATATTTTAAGGAAATTTTAGATATTTATAATAAAACTAAAATAAATCAAAAATGTCAAATTTTACAACTTCTCCTGGAGTAGCAATTAGTGAAATAGATAACACCTATTTGACTGGCCAGCCAGTTCAAGCAGGTGCTGCTATTATAGGTCCTACAGTTAAAGGTCCCGTTGAAAAACCAACACTTGTAACAACTTACTCAGATTTCGTAACTGTATTTGGGGATGTATTTGTAAGTGGTGGGCAATCTTATTCTTACCTTACTTCAATTGCAGCTTACAATTACTTCAACTATGGAGGAACTTCATTATTAGTTGCTCGAGTTGTAACAGAATCAGCTAACTGGACATCAGCCCAAAGTACTACTATTTCATCTTACCTAAATGCAACTTCAGCTTCATTTGTCTTAGAAACAATTTCTGAAGGAGCTATTATGAACAACTCAGGCTCAAATCCACTTGGAGCTTCAGGTTCATTAGTTTCAGGATCAGTTGATAATGTTCGTTGGGAAGTTACTAATTCAAATACTGGATCTGGTACATTTAATGTATTAATTAGACGTGGTAATGATATTACAAATAATAAAGTAATATTAGAATCATGGAATAATTTGACATTAGATCCAAACTCATCACGTTACATATCTGCTATTATTGGTGACCAAAAATTACAATATAACTCATCAACTAACCAAATGGAAGTATCTGGAAGTTATCCAAATATGTCCAAATATGTTCGTGTTAGAACAGTTAACTTACCTACTCCAAATTACTTTGACGCAACTGGTGTAGCAGTAAACGCATACACAGCTTCCATCCCAGTAAATGGTAGCGGTTCAGCCGGTGGTTCATTTGCAAGTGCTACAGGTACTGTAAATAGTACTATTAATTTATATAATGCTATTTCAACTAATACTCAAGGATTAATTGGTGCTAGTTACAATAACATGATTTCATTGTTAGGTAATCCTGAAGCATATCAATTTAATGTATTATTTACTCCTGGTTTATTAAATGATACTCATACAGCCCAAGTTACAAACATTATCTCAAATACAATTGCTAGAGGTGATAACATGTATGTAATGGATTTAGGAGTATATGGTAGTTCAATTGGATCAGCAGTAGCACAAGCTCAAACTCGTGATACTTCATATGCTGCAACCTACTGGCCTTGGGTTCGTATGGTTGACCCAGCAACAGGAAAACAAGTATGGGTACCAGCTTCAACAGTAATCCCAGGCGTATATGCATTTAACGATAAAGTATCAGCTCCTTGGTTTGCACCAGCAGGTATAAACCGCGGTGGATTAAGCACAGTACTTCAAGCTGAACTGAAATTGACACAAGGTAATCGTGACACGTTATACAGCAATAATATCAACCCTATTGCAACACTACCTCAACAAGGTGTAGTAGTATACGGTCAGAAAACATTACAAAAAGCTCAATCTGCTTTAGATCGTGTAAATGTACGTCGTTTGATGATTGAGTTAAAAGCTTATATCCGCCAAATTGCTGATACAGTAGTATTTGAACAAAATACAGCTCAAACTAGAAATTCATTTATCGCAAGAGTTAATCCATATTTAGAAACAATCCAACAAAAACAAGGATTATACGCTTTCAGAATTATAATGAATGACTCAAACAATGGCCCAGCAGTAATTGATCAAAATCAATTAGTAGGACAAATTTACATTCAACCAACACGTACAGCTGAATTCATTTCGTTAGATTTCATCTTACAACCAACAGGTGCTCAATTCTCT